GAACCTCCAGCCATACAATGAAATTTAATTGCACCTTGTTCTTCATTTGGTGAAGTAACATCACTTGCTGACGCTACAATTTTAGCATATTGGACAGATTGATTTTCTGAATCTTTACCCATAAAATCTATCTGACCGATCAACATATCATCTGCTTCTGCAGTATCATCAACCCGATTAAATCTCATTATAGGTGGCTTATCTGTAGCTGCATTACTATTGATTAGTTCTATTAAAGGATTAACCTCTGCCGCTGTGCTTTCAATAATAACCGAAGCGTTATTGGCTATAGCATCATTCTTTAATTGTAGTAACGTAGTATTTACAGCAGCAGTATTATCATTTGTTATATCAATCAATGACCGTACAGATGTATCTGCACTATTGGATACTATCTTAGCAATAACACCAGTAGTTAATGCATCTGCAGTTATATCAATAACATCGCCAGTTGTATTGCTGGCATTTATATCAAGTAACTTTTGATCAACATCAAGATTGTTTAGTTGTAGCAAAGGTACACCAGTTGCAGTGTCACCTGTCACTTCAAGCAATGCTGCCGGGCTATCAGTACTAACACCTATTGATACTCTGTCTGTGCTTGCTTCAGCAAATATTAAGTTGGGGTCGTTATCTCCTTCCACACGAAAATCAACATCGCCACCAAAATCATTAACAATAAACTCATCTTGAGTACCTTCACTGATTCTAAAGATTTCTACACCACCTGCCTCAAATGCAATAAGGTCTCCAGCATCAAAGAATACCAAACGTGTATCGGTATCTCCAGCGTGACGAAGAAACTTTCCAATGTTTACAATGTTTGGAAAGGTCTTAGTTCCAGTGATAGTCTGAGTATCACTAAGCGTATTAACAACAGATGTATCTACACTAAGAGTTACATCCCCTGATGCACCACCACCAGACAATCCAGTACCTGCAGTTACACCGGTAATGTCACCACCACCGCCTCCACCTGCTGCTGCTGCTACCCACTTGGCCCCATCATAAGTAAGTACTTCATCGGCTGACGGTGAGTCTTGACCAATCTTAGTAACGTTACCACTAGTATCAAATGAAAATACTGCAGTGCTACCCTCTAATAAATTACCTGCAGCACTAAATACTATATCTCCTGAACTAACAGTAAGTTCTGTAAGTACTGTGCTACCACCCAAAGCATACGGTCTAACTACTGACATAACAACTCCTACTCTTCCCAAGTTAATGTTACTGAATCAATAGTCACGGTTCCAGTATCTGTTTTGTAAAAAATATAAACCGTATCATTTGTAGGAGTGGCTTGTATAAAATCTAATACATATGTAACGCTGCCATCAGTTGCTGTCGTAATACCTGTTGTTAAAGAACCTGCTGAACCAGAAGCAATAGTTATATCTCCGCCTGAATCTGTTGTCATTTGAAAACTAACTGCAGCTGCACTACTAGCGATTGACGACACCTGTATTGTCAAAGCGCCTAGCTTTCCTGTCCAAGCACTACCATCAGGAAAAGAACCTAACTGTATTGTGTGCTTTTTTGCTGTTGCAAATGATGTACCAACAGCAGCAATAGCTGTACTGTCAGTTACCTTATGGTAATAATGATTAACTCTCATTCTAATTTCTCCTTGTTATTTAATTTCATTATAGAGCGAACGAAGATCGCGCTCAACTTTATTTTGGTTTTGTATCGATATATCATATATATCTCTAACTTTAAGATTTGTTTCTAATCCGGGTAAATAAAGAAGAGGATTAGGTTGCCCATACCTTTTAACGTCTGTACCTTCTTGAGGAAATTCTGCTGCCATACCGGCTTTACTATAATCTCTTATTGCTCTTGACTGCCCCAGCACAGTTAACACATACATCCAATACTGAAAATTCTTTGCATCATTCTTAGTATAAAATTCATATTGCAAACCTTCATCAAAGGTTGGGTCTTGTATTCTTCTCTTATCTATATCTCGAGGTACTATATTAAATTTTTGTTTAAGCCAATCCCATTGACCCATAGCCTTTGCTGCATAAACAACTTCTGCTGGTGGTGCTGATGGTGCTGTATCTTTAATATAGTTTTTAATCATTTCTAGTGTCGGTCTATTTCTAGCGTTTAATAAAAACTCTGTTGACAATTTAATTTTATCATCACTAGCAGCAATTAAAGCAATACTAGTTAGGGCTGCAAAAGATTGTGCGTAAGGATTTTCCATTCCAAATGTATAAGTATTGCGACCATCTTCTTTATCTTTAATAAAAGCATACATACGTTTGTGCATACTATCATCACCATTTAACCAAGTACCTGCCTCTTCTTGTTGTTTAACAGAAGCCTTAAAACTTTTTAATACAGCCTCAGCACCACCACCTTGCACTACGGCCTTATAAAAATTGTTAAAAAACTCTGCTGTAATCTGCCTAGTAAATGACCAAAACATAAAGTATCTATTAAAAAATTCTTTTTCGCTAAACTTGCCGCTTTTGCTCATAGCACCATAGTTTAAAAGCGTTCTTTGTGCTATATCTTGTGCTTGTCTTAACGGTATATCTTGTTGCAATGCTGAATAAAAGGCTGCACGTCTAACGCTCATATCAATATCGTCATTAATACGGCTCCACATATTTCTGTTAGCCGGATTAAATTCTGATAAACCTTTGCGAACTTTACCTTTAACTTTGCCCTGCATATCAAGGCCGGGTTGTGTAAATGTTCCAGCCAAACCTTCTTTGAATTGTTGATCATAAAACTCTACTTGACCTCTAGTCATACCAAGATTCATTCGACTTTCTAATTTAAGAAGTTCTCCTGCTGTATATTCTCTACCGCCTTTTGATGTAAACAAAACTTGATTAGGTGGTGTTTGAGCAACAGTTATAGCCTTATTTGTCATTGATCGCCCCAAACGCTGTAGAGCCAATGTACTCATATTAAATGTTCTTCCAAGACCTACAGTACCCATAGCAATAAATGGAGCACTAAATATATTAACACCTGTATATCTAGTACCCGGTGCCCATGCCATGCCAGCTAACATACCTTGTGTCATCATTCTTTTTGCATACGATATTGAATCAAGTACAAAATACATTATATTTTCTGCTGCACCTTCATCTGCTTTACGAAGAGTATTCATCATTTCACGTAACTTTGCGTGTTTAGACATATCAGCTAATTCGTCATACATCTTTTTTTCTTTATTACCAAAAACTGTAGCGTATGGAGTATTTTTTATTGCTTGAAAAGTAGGCTGGTTTCCATTTAAAGTAGTAACAAACTTATTGTCCACTGCTATTCCATTGGCCCTATAAAACTGTCTTATGTTATCAGTTATATCTTGCATTAAAGACATTGAAGGATTGCCATAATAGTACCCGTCAACCGGTGGAGGATCAAAGAATATATCCCAGACCTGCTTTCTAGCATCTGATTTTATATCCTCTAGTGTACGTTTTTTTGGCTTACCTTCTCCTTTAACTTTTGGTTCTTCTCCAGCAGTTAATTGTCTTACCCTTTTAGGTGTGCCAACAGGAGCAACTTGTGTATTATCAAGACCAGATATATTAAATTCTCTTAGTTGTTTTGGTGTATCTCTTGGTGGTGGCAATGCCTTTCTTGCGTCTGTTATTTGTGCCTGTACAACTTCATCAGGTACAACTTCAGCAACGTCTGGCCCACCATATCTTTTTACTAAATCATCAATCAATCGATTTACTTGCTTGTCTAGCACAGATTTAGGCTGACTTAATATGACTGATAACCTTGCTTCCATAGACTGTTTATTTGGCAAAAGATTTCCTTTCTCTTCTATTAAGGCCACTATTTTGTCTACTATTTTTGTTCGTTGTCCTAGGTATACTTTATTCACAACGTCATAATGTATGTCTGCAAACGTATCTCCTAGTGTACCAAGCATATCTTTTTCTAGTCCAGACACTAAGTCTGTTTCCATATCAAAATCTATTTTGTATCCAATACTTCTAAGTTGCTCTATTATGTTTTCAAATACTTTAGTGTACTGTGCTGCTAATGGAGCCAAGTTTAATTGATCTTCCATATTTGTATATTTAGGATAGTAATCTAATCTATAACTTGGGTTGCGATCTATAAATGTTTTTTGTGCTTTTGATACTTCTTGCCCTCTTCGAACTCCAATTACATATTCCATATATGGAGCCAAAGGAGTTTCCTTTCCTAAAATTCTAGTACGCAAAAACTTTGTATCAGGTTTTAAGTCTATTAATCGGTCTGCTACTTTCAATAAGTTTGTATAAGTTATATCTAATCTTGCAGAAGCAAATGTTTCAAACCCTTCATCTTCTATATCAGATTTCTTAAGCAACTTTTGTAAGTTCTTTTCTATGTCTGACATTTTAGTTGGGCCGACATACCTTGCCAAAATAGATCTCCAAGCATCTACTTTAGTAAAGTACAGGGCATAATCTAGCACTACAGTTTTGGGATCCATACCACTATTTATCTTTCTTATTATATTATTTAGATGCCCTTCTTCTTGTGCTATTGACTTAGCAAAATCTAACCAAGAACCACCAAAGCCTCTATCAACTTGGTATTCAATTATATCTGCTTGTGATTTTTGAGCAGCCTCAGATGAATCTAAACCTAGTTTGTCTAAAGCCTGTACCTCTTTGTTTTCACCTTTTGAAGCCTTTATATACTCTTGATACTTTTCAAAGGTTCGTCGAACCACAGTTTCTTCTATGTTATTTATTTCTTTAACTAAGGTTTCAAACTCTATTGGGTTATTTACACCTTGTACTAATTTTGTCCGTGGCCCTTTTAAAATACTTTTAACTAGATTTTTAACATCACTAGTTATTTGACCTAGCTTTCCTCTAGCAAGTTGAGCAAAGATATTTTCAGACCTTGACAAATCAAATACATCTTCTTTAAACTCTTCTGCTTTTATTGCTCTTTTGTATTGTTCTCCACCTTCACGAAGTCTAAACCCATCCAAATGTTTAATAGCTGAGTTAGATTTTATAGCATTATCAACTAACAAACGATCATGAAAAGCTATTCTTCCGTCTGATATGTCAGATAAAAGTTGTCTTAATCCTTTTGATTGTCGTATTCTATCAGCACCATAATAATCAATAACATCTTTTAGTAGTTTACCTTTTACACTTCCACCTACATCGTACTGTTCCGTTTTGGTGTTGTATTTTATTTTACTATTAAATGATTTTAATCTGTTTTGATAAGCCTTTATATTCTTGTTGTTCCAAGATTTATTAAGTTTACCAACACTAACAACAGTATCACCAGCCACAACACTTAGATTGCTAGGCATAAAGTTTAACAACCGTTCTCGTATTGGTACTTTTAATGTATTTTTGGCAGCAAGGAATATATCTTCTATACCAACTAATTTGCTTGAAGCATCAAATAACTGTGTAAACTTTTCAAATGATAAAAGTTCTCCTTTTTTTGCTGCTTTCTTAGCCTTATTAGTTATTACAGCCTGAACTTGTTTTGTAGTTAGCTTTCCTTCGTTAATAAGTTTAGCCATAGTGTTTCGTACAATTTCTGACTCAAAGAAACTAGTTAGATTATCTGTTCTTACTCTTTGTGCATTGCCAGACTTTTGTATAGCCTCACTAACTTGCTTCTGTATAGCCTGACTTTCATTGTATATTCTTGCTACATCTGCATTGTTTTTTGCAGCTTGTTTATATTTATCCAATACACTAGTTACATATGCACCACTATTCTTTCTAGTTAATACAGCAGTTTTACCACCGCGCATAGCGTTAGATATGATTGCTACACCTGTTGGTGTTTGCGCTATAGCACCTAAGTCTTTTATTGGTATGTCTTGTCCAGCATCTAATGTAGCCCGAACTGTATTTAATACTGCCAAGTGTTCTGCTAGTTTTTCTGACGCTACATTATTAAGATTGTTTCTTCTTGCTTCTGCTGCATATTTTTCTTCTTTTGTTTTAGGAGTAAACTCTATATCTTTGGCCTTAGCATCTAACCCTGCTTGCTCAAACATATCATCTACTACTTTGGTTGCTTGACGATATTTCGCATATTCATATGGACTTGTGATTAGATCAGGAGCAGCTGATTTAGCGATACTGCGAGTAACACCTCTTGTTGTTTTTGCAAGTAACTTTACACCGGGAATTGGTGTCATTGGCAATACAATCTCTTCTGCAAAACCTTTGCGCCATGCCCAATCTTCACCAATTAAATCAGTTATAGCTTCATTGCTTTGATATAACTCTGGCAACGATTGAACATTTACCAAGTTAACTGCAAATTGATCTAGCCTATCGCCACTTTCTGCCACCTTATATATATCTTGATTACCAAACAAACTTTGTTGCATGAATGGCTCAACATATACTGACGAACGATAAGCATCCATTGCTGTTAAGTCTCTTAAAGCAGTACCTAATGGTGTTTCATATACATCACCTGCTTCTATATCAGCCATTAAAAATGGCTCAACTACATCTAGTGCATCTGCTTTTGCTTCTTCTGCTACATCACCCCAGAAATTACCATAATTATAGCGTAACCCTAAATAAGTATCTGTTAAATAATCTAGCGTTCCATAATCTTCTACTGGTTTTTTTGCTAGTTCTGCTTGCTTTTGTCTTTCTAAACTATCTCTACGTTCTTGTTCTTTTCTTCGTTGATATGCTTGTTCAACTTCTTCTTGCGTTCCTATACGTTGTCGTAAAAACGCTTGTGCTGCTAATTCACCAGACTCTGCTGGTCTTATTTCACCAGTGTTTGCATCACGAACTAATCCTTTTTCAACATCAACTATTCTACTTAAACCTATTTCTGGGTATTCGTCATATGACATTGTCGTAGGCTTTACTATTCTATCAACATCTGCTTTAGCGTTCCGAGTTGCCTCTTCTATGCTTTCACCTGCTTGTGTTCTTTGATCTATGCCTTTTCTATAAGCACGAACATACGCATCTGTTACGTTTGATGTTGGCCTATATGGAGTTACTGGTGGTTTTTCTTTTACAGCGTACTGAAAGTTTGTACGCGCCATAATTTGGTTATATGATTTATTGTATTCTTCTCTTGTAATTTTTCCTGCTTGCAAATCTTCAAACAACTGATCAGTTAATTTATCGCTTTCTATTATTGACAATTCAGACATATCTATTTCTCTGGTTTTAGTATCTCTGCAGCACTATCTTCTATTCGTTTGTTTCTTTTCTTCATCATATCACGCATAAGAACAGTTAAAGCCCTATCTCGTTCAGTATCACTCCACTCTTTAACTTCATCAATCTTTGCTATTTTTTCAGACATAGTCAAATCAGTATCTACTAAACCAAACGCCAACTTTTCTGGTTGCCCTAATTCTTTGAGAGCATCATCTGATTTACCCAAACTTTCTTTAACAGCACCACCAACACGCAATGCCCTACCACCCCATTCAGGTAAACTGGCTTCTAATTGCTGACGTGCTTCTTCTTCTGCTTGCTCTTTAAACTGTTTGCGTTGTTTGCGCTCATCTTCTAATTGCGCAACTTGTTGTTTAAAATCTTCAGTACCAAATGGCTCATAGTATTCTGCTGTACGAACCAATATGTCCTGTTCTTGTGGAGGCTTAATAGGTCGTAATTCCGGTATTTTTGATATGTCTTGAACAGTTGGTGTAGCAACACGAAACTTTTCTATAATCTTTAATGTTCCATCTTCGCCTTCTTGTATGCTTACATAATCTTTTAATTTTGTATCAACCAAAGTCTTAATCTGTGCCGCTGTATCTCTTGCGTCTCTATTTATATATACCTGTGTTTCTTTTGCTAAAGCATTTTGTTCATCTTCTTTTTGTTTATCCAAATCTGCAGCCTGAACATATTCAGCACCTGTAATTTTTGATAAACTCACATTAGTTTCTACCCAACCTGCCTGTTTTATACGGTCAAAATATACAGAAGCAGCTTCTGTTCTTGCTTCATTAGTTGGCAACGAAGAAAACAGTGCTTTTAATCTAGTGTAAAAATCGCCATTTTTTGGAATAGGCTGGCCTAAATTCTGCCCTGCTGCTTGACTGCCTGGTGTGCTCATATTGAAAACTTCACTATCTTGTAAAAACTCTTCCATATTTGATTTAAACGTTGCTGGCAATTCATATTTACTTTGTACAAGTTCTGTTGCTTTCAATGTATTAGAAGCTGATGCTTTACGTGCGTCTAACCTTTGTTGGTCGTACTTTTGTTGTAACTTTACCAAAGTATCTAAATCTTTTAAAGCAACCCCAGCTGGAGGGTTAGCAATAATCTTTATCAGTGCTGCATTATTTTCTTTATCTAAAGTTAATTGCTCGAACAATAGTTGTTGTGTTTGCAACTCACTTTCATAGACTGCATTTAAATCTCGATACGCTTTTGTATAAGCATCGATATACCAGTCCTCACGAGACTTTTGCATCTGTGCATAGTATTCCCAGTTAGGCATTATTTATTCTCCGCTTTTATTGCATTAAGAGTATTTTTATAATCTTCTATTGCTGCATCTAATTGAAAAGATGGATTAGTATCTGTATCAAACACTTTACCATCATCAGTAGTAAGCACAATTCTTGTTATGTTTCCTTCTGCATTTCTTGTAATTACTTGTTCACCTTTTTTACCACCAGCCCAAGCAGGAGCTTGTAATGTTTCAACTAATCCTGTGTCTGCTTGTGGTTTAAATTCTAAATCTTGTAATGATTCAATTGCAGCATCAACTGCAGGGTCTGTATCAACTGCAGGGTCTGTATCAAAAACTGGTGGTTCGCCTTTAAACATATCCACATTAGTCCTGTTAGAATCTGGCTTTGTATCTGTAGTATTTTCTTTTTGTTCTTCTATCGCTTGAAGAAATCCTTCCGGTGCACCGTCATCTGCTTTTTTCACTACGGCTTCTTTTGCTTCTTTCGCTGCTTCATTTTTCAAAGCCTTTACAGTTGCTGCTTCCATAGCTTTTCTGTGTTCTGCTGCTGATGGTGCTGCTTTTACATCTGCTGCTGTTTGTACTGCACCACCTAACATTTGTCCTACTGCTGCAAGATTTTGTTGCTGTTGTGTTTTTAATGCTTGTAGTTCATTTAACTGTCTGGCTCTTGCTAACTCATCTAACGATTGAAACTCTTGTTCTGCTTTCTGTTGGGCAGTAGCTCCGGCTTTTGCTGCTGCCTCTGCTAGTGCTTGTTGACCACGAAACGATGAACCTTGCCCTATGCTCTCTATCATACTACCTTGGGCTTGTTCATTTAATGCCTGTCTCATTGCTGCAGCAACAGGCTGTTGAAACTGTGACTGTATTCTTTGGCGCTCTGCTTCACCAGCACCAAGTTCTCCCAAAGCCCTTTGTCGTTCTAATTGTTTCTTTCTGTTTCTTTCTTCTGCAGTCAATCTATCAAACTTAGCAGCACCAGCACCAATATTTTTTGCGCCTTCTGCTATAGATGACAACATCATAGCCATTGTTAACGGATCCATATATTCCTCACATATAAAAACATTCTATTGATACACCCCAAGATACTTGTCTGCATTGCCCCGCACTGCTCCAAGCAGCCAAGCCTATCCCAAAGTTTAAAATTGCACTATTTGATTCAAATAACATATGTCCATTTGTAATAAAAGAACCATCCAATGTAACTGGTGTTATTCTTGTTGCTTGTTGTTCTGGCACTCTATGATTCATACCCACAACACTTATGTTGTTTTGATAAGCATAAAACCGTGTTTCTCCGTTAGAGCCATCTCGATCCCTTGGTGATTGATGATTGATCCACCATTGAAAGAATACTGTTTGCGGATGAGTTATATCAAACTGCATACAAGTCAATGGAACGAACTGTGTGCCATTTGCATTGAAAGATGCTGGCATCATCCATCTTGTTACATAAGATGTGTTTTGGTACGTGCCACCATTATTTCTGCCACCAAAAACACCAGACACATTATTAGTAATATTAGTAACACTATCATATCTCCCCTGCATAATATGTGCAGTAGTAATCCAAGCACTTGATGTATTCACATCACCAGCCACTACCTTTTGTGCTTTATCTCGCATAGCATCAAGGTTATTCTTTGTATCAGACGCTGTTAACGTTTCACCTGATGACCAAGTCTTAGGAAATGTAATAGCCATTATTCATTCCTCATTAACAAATATGATAAATCTGCACGGTACAAAACAAACTTATGTACGTGTGAACCACCTGATGTTGCTGCTTGCAATGACTTTAAAGCATTACTAGTAGTTGCATAAATAGGCTCATACAAACCTCTTACCATAAGACGCAATCCATATATTGTAGTATCGCTAGTAAACTTATAGAAGTATTGGCCATACCCATTTCTTCTGCCGGGGTATACAACAAAATCTGTACCACCACTATCATAGTTGATACCATGATAATCAATAGAGCACGCTTTCAAATTAGAAGTTAAATCTCCATATTTTGTAGCACCGCCAACAGTTATAGCATTGTCTAAATCACCTTGACCAGTAACTGGTGTAAAAGCACCACCACTTGATAATTGCCATTCTAACCATATAGCCCAATTCCAACCTAATAAATCTGCATCATAAGGATCTGTAGAAGAATTACCTTCCGTATTAAAATCGTATTGCCAATACACTCTAAATATATCATTTTGTTTTGCAACAATAGCAACTGTTTCTGCGCCTATTTCTGTTGCTGCCTGTGGCGCTACACTGTCTGCATTAGTATTTGCATTTATTGTTAGTGTGCCTGAGTTTATTGTCGAAAATGTTTGAGCTGCTTTTAATATAATACCTGATCTGCCATGAGCACTATTAGTATCAAATGCTGGCTGATCAATGCTTTCAGTTCTAAAGTTATCTGCATCCATAGTAAATGCTGTATTTACTGCTGCAAACTCTGCGTTTAATGCAGTAGATGTTAACTTATCACCACGCTTTATTCCTGTATTTTTAATAACGCTCATCGCCAACGTCCTATTATTAAATGTGATGGTGCTGTTATGTTTACAATATTTCTATCAACAGGATCATTTGGCCCTATGTTTTCTTGCCTTATATCTATTGTTGCCGTATGACTACCACCCGTTGTTGGAAAGTCTGCTATAAGCCTTGCTGTTCCAATTGGTTGCGGCATTATATTAGATTCAAAAACAATTACTCCATCCCATTTCATTCTAATTTGTATACCTTTTGGTACGACTTCAGGGTAACTTGCAGCTATAAAACCTTTTCTTATATAATTATAATAAAAGAATTTATATTCCCAATGACACATACCATCTTTAAATTGTGTCACACTTACACTATCTATTTCCATCCATCCGCTGTCGTATGTCGTATACGAAGGGCCTCTCCATTCTTTTGATGCACCAGTAGATGTATCTGTTTTGACATCCATATCATTAGAATTGCTTATTATTACTTTGTGAAAAGCACCAGCAACAACAGATGTTTCATCTATAAAATTATCTGGCAATGTTGTTCTGTCTAAGTCACCATTAAAAGAACTTTTGTATGCGTTAAACCCTGCATTAAACTCTTTGTAATCAACAATAGCCTGATTTTCCGGTGATGCTTCTGTCCACTTCTTGCTCATGACAACCTCTTACCGGCAATAATACGTGTTCCAGATACTGTATAATCAACAGCATAACCAATAACGATAACATCTACTGTTGTTTGTATTCTCCATCGGAACCAAGAACAACTACCGTTATGTACATCAAACCGTATTGGTGTAACCATAGGCTCTTCCCAGAACTTATCATCATCTAACTTTACCAAATCATATACATTCTGGTCAGCAAAATCTGCACGTTGTAACTTTACTCCGGTTGTGGTGCTGTAGGTGTTGTAATCATAATCTCTATAAACATCCATAGATACAGTTGTGTCTCCTCCTGTTCTGATAAACAGGTAAACACCGTGTACTTTCTTTTTAAAGGAAGGATCGCCCATATCCAGCCAAGCAGAAGACATAATACTAGTTGGTGGATCATCATCTATTATATTTCCTTCACTTATTTTTTGCCCTAGTGACCTACGTTTTGATATAACAAACAATCCTGCAGGGTCATCATTAGATGCAGCACCACCGTTTCTTCCAAAGATTAAATCACCATCTGGATTTTTAACTATATTATTTACTGGGAAGCCTTCACGAACTGACCATACTTGTTTGTCTGTATGAAATATAATCCCTATATTATTTATAGAAGAACCATCTACACAAAAGTAACAATGCCATTCACGATGCTTTTCAGAATACACAGCAGTTGCTTGCGCTATATTTGTTACATTCATACGTGATATTGTTTCTTGTATCCCGTGCGAAATCTTTTTAACGTTAGTTGTATCTGAGTATTCTAAGTTACCACCAACAGCATAAACCCCATCAACAGTTAGAAATACTACACCTAGACCTGGCACCATTGTTACAGTATCTATTGCCCTAGTTCCTATGTGTTGTTGAAATGGTGTAGCAACAAAGTTCGGAAAGTCACCTTGAATAACATCTATGCTATTCTCTCTAAATACTAACATATAGCCAAAGTAACCAAAGAACCCTGTTATTCCTCCACCTTGTCTATTACCAACAGTAATAAAATTTAATGCCTGATACTGGTCTGGCTTAGTAGGATTAGAATAATAAATAACTGTATCATTTGTTCTACCACCATCAATAAACAAACAATCTTTGTATATGCCAGTAAATCTACAATCAATAGAAGGAAATACTATACTGTCTGATTCAGATGGAGCAGTTGAACCAAGACCTATATCTGGTGTGCTATCAATAAATAATGTTTCAAAATTATTTGGAACATCTGTAACGTAATAAAATACATCACCAGAATTGCCACCATCGGAACTATAATTTTTTGTTCGATAGATGCGTCTAGCAATTATATCGCTATCCCCAACAGGTATTTCTATTGCACAAGCATATCGAAATGTACCAGTAGAAGAAGAAGAAGAAGCTGCTGTTGTCCAACTTATTACCTCAGAAGAAGATGATAATGGTGATTCTGCACCAGCATTATTTATATATGTAACTTTCCATCTGTATTTATTTTTTTTATCTGCTTCATCAATGCCTAAACCTAATGAAGGCACATGGTCATAATACAAAGTATGATCGCTTCCAAACTGGATACAAGTATGGCTAGTCGCTGTTTTTGACAATGCTGTCGGGTTGACTGCTACTCCCCACGCTATAGGAGTTCCGGGTGGTTTATGAAAACCCAATGGATATATAGCAGGATTAAAGGTTAATGCAGATTGCACTACAGGCCAAGCCCTGTATTTTATTGGTTTATCATAACCATTAACAATACAAACAAACTGACCAAATGGTAAATACTGTGTAGATTGCTCGACTGCGCCGGGTATAGTCCTATCAGATACTAATGCCTGTTTTGTAGGTGTCGCGCCGTGTTCAAACAAATGATACAACACACCACCAGCCTCAAACAAAATGCTGTCTTGTGCTCCTTGATGTCTGTTAAAATAAAACAAACTATCTACTTTGGCCATAGATTGAAAAGGAACCCAGTCATTACGATAGGTAAAATACATCTCATAGCCAAGTTTACTAGACCATCCACCAGTTATATCATCTGTTTTCCAGTTTACTAACTCAGATAAATTGTCTGGTGTTTGTGGTTCTAACTCATTTATACCCGCAAGTTCATTGACTATTTGTTGTTTGTTTTCCATACTATGTTTGTATCAAAGGTGTGTAAAGAGGAACAGGATCAGTTCTACCACCATCCATAAATCTTTTGATGTACCGCTTAGCAATTGAGTTAAGGTATCTTTGCTCTATCTTGAGCATTTCTTGTGCAACTTTACGGTCATACAACGCCGCTTGTTGTTCATTGTTATGCTTTATGAATACATCTCGAAGAGACATATATGCTAGCACGTGGTGACTTGCTGAGGGAAACTCAGGTGTATCGGCATCATCAATAAGTTTTTTGGGTCTGTACATATATCGTACTGTTAGTTCATAGTCCTGATCCTGCCGGGGATACATTCTTATTCGTTGTACATTACCATCAACACCATCATAAGCAGTATATGTTAACTCAAATACATCACTAGCAGTAAACGCACTGAGGTTTGTAATAGTATCGTAACTAAATGTACCTGTAGATGTTGGCAAAAACTCTGTTAATGCAGCACCGGCTTCTGGTATATTGTAAAACTTGTTTATACCTGCTTCTATGCATCGAACATAAACACGTCTTTTTAATCCTGATGTATTCGGCAAAGCGGCTATTGTTATAGATGGAAACTGACCGTCTGTTAGTGTAACACTGGTTACAGGAGACAAAGCACTTTCTCTTCCTCCAAACACATATGATACAGCAAACTCTAGTGTTCTTGCGCCACGACCAGCACCACTAGTAGTAATAGTTATTGTTGGTGCTTTTGGTGGTACTAATGAATAATCATCAAAAGGAACCCAGTAGTTTGGTATATTAACTTCGTTTAATGGTAGGTTCCAATACTCATCTTCATACCGTGTAACAGGAACCATACGTCCGGGTTCTGCAGGTGTCATTTGCATAGACCGTTTAAGGACTTGCATAATCTCTACGCAATCTTGTGGCATATCAAGATAACGGAACTTTACTGTAGCATCTGGTGTACCACTAGCAGCAACGTATGCAGAAGTTAAATAGGCTGTTGTTGCTGAAGCAACCCACGCTACTGTATATTCTACATCCAGTATATCTATAACTTGTCCATCCATACTACCATCAGTAGGAAACTGACCAGCACCACCAGTAGTTATAGTAGCAGAGTTTTGAGTTACAGTTACTGTAGTTAAAGACAAATCTTTTGTAGCGTCAACAAGAACTTGTTTCTGTGCAAACGTAAATGGTTTTTCAGAAAATAGTTTAAAGTAGTTCTCGTTTATTATGTCGTTTAACTGATTTTGATAAGAAGTAATAGAAGGTTGGTAATCCAATATATTACCGATATATTCACGGATTTCAGATAGCTTCATACCAACCTCCCATTAAAACAAACTGCCCGTTGCGGGGCGGGCAGACCCCATAAGGGTTTTTAGAATTGTTTCAAAACAACCACTGTTGCTACATTGCCTGTGTCTGCTTCAACAGCAACTGCAACAATCGGACTAGTGTCTGATGCTGAAATAACTTTTGCTTGTCCAGCGACTGAACTTATAATAAGTCTATCACCAGCAGCAACTGACGAATGGACGTTTGCAGATTCATGTATACCAGCGATGGTAACATTCACTTCATCGCCAGCAGCAGTAGCAGCGTTTAAAGCAAAACCTATTGCAACTTGACTAATAAGAGAGTCATCAGCCTTAATAATATACAAGGCCTTATCTCCATCAGCAGTCTTAGAAAAATCCAAGGCAACTAAATCATTAGCAGCAATTGCGGATGAAGCAATGAAACGCTCAACTTGTCTACGGTTTGATGAGGTAATTCCTAAAGCAACACCATCACCATCAGTTGACTGTAAGTATTGTAATAAAGTATTAGTAGCCATGATTAAGCCTCCCCATTCAGTAACACACCCAAACCGGCAAGGTGACTTGCGGCCAACTGTGTACGAACCATAATGTTAGAAGATGCAGCAGCGTATCCTGAGATACGTTCCATATCACTCATTTCAAAGTGAGCATCTTTATCGAAATAAACTGTAAATAGTTTAGAGTTCAAGAAGTACATAGATACTGGTTTAGCGCCAGCAGCAGTAGTAAATCCAAGACCATTATCAATATACATTGATGCGCCATTGTACATAAGGATAAGTTTACCTACAATATCTTTAGTTTGTTCAGCAGAAGTATATCTTTCTTGATCTGTTAACTCATTACGATACAATTCGTAAGAAGTTGGAGAAGCAAGAATAATATCTATTTCGCCTTCTGGAGCATAAATCTGAGTATTAATCATAAGATTACTCATATTTTTTAAACCAGTAGTTGCAAAGTTAGTAGTTACTTCTGCTACTTGATTTTGCCAAGATGAAGTAAAACTAGATTTAGCAATACCACCAATAGTATTAGTTTGATTACCAAACGCTTCACGATTTAAAAACCCTGTTGTGTCTTGAGCAGCAGCAGCACCCCAAGCACCAGCAGCAACAACCCCTTCACCATTCAGTGTATTAAGTTCACTTAGTACTGTTGAGTTACCAGTTACAGTTTGCTTACACCATTCACGTTTCAACATACCCATAACAGATTTGAGACGCGCTTCAGCAATACGAATGATAGCACGACTACCCTTATTACTAAGTTGTTCTTTCTCAGTAATAACTACAGGAGCCACGAAATCACACCAGTCAAAAGAAGCAGTGCGAAGTGCATCTTTAACGGCTAGATTAACGCTTTCATAACCAGTTGCTAATTGTGTAATATTAGAATGTTCAGCAAGAATTACAGGATGGTCTACTTTTTGACCACCGTCTACCATCTCTACATTACCGGCTCTTTGAACTGCTTCAAGTAGCGGTATAGTACGAAATGTATTGTCAACCTCTCGATCACGCAAAATACGTAGGGTCGACGCCAGAATATCATATTGGATACCCATATCGTTCACCATAAAATAAGATTATATTTTTGTATTGCGCGTGTCCGTGTTCGGGGCGGTGCCGTCAGCGTATCCTTTAGAGGGTCTTATGGCACACTAATTTAATACACAAATTATTTCTTTTGTGCAAGTAAATACTCATATATATCTTGTGCAGACATTTTTGTACCTTCGGGAGGTGCGGTCATACCCGACTTTTTACCACTGCCAATACGTGCGGCTACCTGTCGATTTATTTCCTTGCGCTGTTTTTGTTGCTGTTGTTGTTGCAGTGCGCTTTGCTTTGCTCTCTTACCTGATACTATCCAATAACCTTGTTCTAGGTTTAGGCTATCATCTGACTTTAACAACTCATAAACTTCTTTTCGTAAGCCTTCATCTGTGCGCAATTCTGGATGCTCATTCATAAAATCTTCTACTTTACGATTCGATTGTGCTTTCATTTGCTCTTGATACATAGGCTCTAATACAGCCTGGAGTTTCTGAGCAACAAGTGAGTTGATATAGTTTTCCATACTCTTGTTATCGAAAGGATCAAACTCTTGTCCTTCTGCTGCTGCTGCTTGAGCCTGTGACTGCAACGCTTTAAAGGCATCAGATGTAGTTAGACTAGATTGTAAATCTTCTACTTTCCTACGCTCTTGAGATAGTGCTTGCATCTTACGAGTATAATCAGCACGTAAAGAACCCATTGCTCTTTGAACATCTTCTGGCTGTGAATTAAATATGCTATCCCAACTTTCGCCTTCTTGGAGTTTCATATCTTCGTAAGAGCGTCTTTTTGTTTCTTGCTCTTGCTCTGCCACAGAATTGTTATGTGCTTTGGTTTTTTCATGATGCTTAAGTATTGCTTCTACACGTTGATCATACTCATCTTGTATTGGTGGAGCACCGGATGATGCTTCTATATTTTCTGCTAGTGTTGGGGCTTCTGTTTGTTCTGCTGCTTCTACAGTACCGCTATTTGTAGTTTCTTCAGACATTACATTCTCCCTGCAAACATAGCATCCATATCTTCTGGCATAGGCTCTTCTACTACCACTTTTTCTTCAACAACTTCTTCGTCACCCATTATAGTATTGCTTTCCAAGAACTTTTTAAATGTCTTGTCTTTGGCTAGGTTACGTAGTTGTCCAGCGACCATTGCTAAGTCTCTGTCATCACGAATAGACTGCATATCTAATTCAAAATCAACACCAGCATCAGCGGCAGCAGTAGCAACCATATCCAATGAAGTAACAAAATCTTCTGGAAAGATTGTTATATCCTCTTCGAACTCTGGATAACTTTGCTGGAACATTTCCAGTACAACATTAAGTTCTTTAACCAAACGGTTTAGTGCATTTTTTGTAAACTTGCCTTCTGGAACAACCATAGTTGCTTCTCTAAGGGCATCTTGTTCTGCACCAACCTCTTGTGCTTGTGCTAGTAAATCAGTGGGGATACTCATTTTATTCTCCTGTTATGGCCTTTGCTGCTTCAGCAAAAGAACCAGTTTGTTTTTTAACTCTTTGAAATGTTTCTACTTTCTTATCGTGCTCAACGCCGTCATTGTAAACAACCTGTTGGTGATCGTCTAGTTCCTTTTGTGATACTGGTCGCAGGTTTTTTTCTTTCATAACCTTTTCGCGATGCATACTATTTTCAATATACATACCCAAACCGCGATCAAAGTAACCATTTGAATCACCCCAGCGGTTGACAGTTTTTGCAAACAAAGATATACCACGCAACAATTTTCCTTCACATACTTCGCATACCATATCATCTGCTTCATCAAAATCACATATGTGTTGTTGATCTAAGTTACATTCAGTACATCGATAATCATATATTGGCATAGTTTTCTACGGTAAAAACTGTTGTATGTCTTGCGGTGACGGTTGACCCTGCATACCAGCAGATGTTGTTTGTTGTTCTTGTGCTGGTGCTGCTTGTTCTTGTTGAGGTTGCTGTGCTGCACCTTCCAAAGCCTCTAAGAACGATTGCGGTAAATCCATCATACGTACTAGATGTTGTAGTATTTCAGGAAGAGGAACGCCCAGTTCAACCAGTGTTGGCATAACTGCTAAAAACTCTTGCTTCTTAACGGCTTCTGATACTGGAGTAGCACCACTATCATTTGCATAAAATCTAAAGTCACCTGTTATATCATCAACATTTATTGTCTTAGGCATACCATTAATAATAATAACATCACCATCATCTTTAATATACAACTTCATTATTGAGATATATACTTCGGCAATGTATTCAATAGCACTGTCTCGCTCCCTAGCCAAACGTCCTATTTCAGAAGAAGAATATGCAGCAAGAGCAGTTATCTCTGTAGCGGTTGCCCGGGAGGATTCACCTCTTGTAAACGGAGCTAGTACAGAACCGCGCTCGAAATCATCTTGAACCTGCTGCACATAACGTTCAAGTTCGGCAGGCACTGGAGTATGTGGCACGGGAGATATAGACCCTGATAAAGTCTGTCCTTGGCTTAGTTCTACCTCGATAAACTCCCCATCTACCCCTTG